GGTGATCGCGCGGGACCGATTATCTTGCGCGAGCGAACTTGCTATTGTAGTACAAACCATATGTCACTATCCACGGACTACCTACTCCTTAACATTGGACACTCAACGCTCAAGTGGCATTTGGACCGCATCAAAAGCGGATCGTTCACCATTGACCAAGTCGCTGTCTTCTATTGTCCCGATCCCAAGAAATCGGTTTACAAAACAGTCACGCGAGGTCTTGAAGAACTGGTCAAGATGAAGCCCGAGAACCTCCCGATCCAATTGCGATGACTCAAACCGAGTACGTCAAACACAGTGGTTTAACCAAAGGAAGAGTCTCGCAACTGACCGCAGCAGGGATGCCGTTGACCTCCCCAGAAGAAGCTGACGCTTGGAGAGGATCGCGCAAAGGAATAGGCGGTAGACCATCGACGCTCCAGCGAATGACTGCGATCCAGCAGCAACCTACACCAGAAGTCGCAGGGGGGCCATACAGACCTCCCGAAGCATCTGCCGCTATCAACGCTGCTCTTGCGACAGAAGACTCCCCGCAGGGAGCGTATGAGCGACAGAAGAAGATTGAGCGAGCCGCTTATGATCTAGCGGTTGAAGCCCTACAATCTCGGTCCCTCGATGCTGGCAGAATGGTCTCGGTACACGCTACAGCCGCGAAGAATCTTATCTCCAGTCGAGATGACGTTCTGGCTCAATCTGAAAAGGAGCGAACGCTGGTCTCCGGTGCTTGGGTTAAGAAGGCAATGCAGGAACACGATGGAGCAGTGTCTCAACTGCTGAAGTCGATGCCGAAACAGTTATCCGGTCGCATTGCTCCGCACGATCCTGAACACGCCGAGCGCGAGTTGGAGCGTTGGGTCCAAGAAGTATGTCTCAAAACTCTGCACCAGACTGACCCGTGGAAATCTTAAACTGCCAGAAGCCAGCCGGTATCGAATCGCTTCGCCAGAACCGAATCGCGATCAAAGCTATTGAGCGTCAGACCGGCTTAGAGTTCCTGTCGATATCAGACCAAGAGCCTTCCCGCATTGATGGCTTCATCTTTGATCCGGCTAAAGGGATCATCACCGGAATCTATGAGGTCAAAACTCGCAGCTACGGATTGCACAAACTACAGACCACATTTGGAAACGAATGGATGATTTCTTGGTCCAAAATTCAAGCGGCTCTTGAAGTTACTAGACGTACTAAGCTCCCGTTCTACGGAGTGCTGCATCTGCTGGATGACAACATCGTTATGATGGTTGAGATCTTTAACCGCAATGCGTCTTGGGCTGCAAACCATAAGGTTGAGGATCGTCTTGTTAATGGAATCAAAGATCGCATGGCGTTAATCGATATGACGACCGCTATGCAATATAAGATGAACCAATTATTCTGATGACAGACCTAGAGCTTGAAATCCTAGAGTTCCGACGACAGTTATGGCGACCAACTCCACGGCAGTCTGTTGTCGAGTGGGCCGAGAGCAATCTGACTCTAAGCCAGCGGCAGACCGAGCATCCCGGTCCATTCTCTACGGCTGTCAGACCGTATTGCAGAGAGCCGCTTGAGAGTTGGAAAGATCCTGCGGTCTCCGAGGTTACTCTGTGTTGGGGATCTCAGACCAGCAAAACGACGACGCTGATGGCCGGTCTCGCTTGGTCAATCGACGTAGAGCCATCTCCTGCGTTGTGGTTGATGCCGAGTGAGAACTTAGCGCGGTCTTTCTCCAAGTCTCGCTGGCTCCCAATGCTGGAAGACTCACCGGCAATGATTGCGCGGTTTCCTACCGACAAAGACCAGATAACCAATCTAGAGCAGCAGTTCGACCGCTGCACTCTTACTTTTGTTGGCAGCAACTCACCGGCAAATCTAGCTTCCCGTCCCGTCAGAATCCTAGTTGCAGATGAGGTGGACAAATTTGCTGAGGCAACCGCAAAAGAGGCTGACGCTCTGGATCTTGCCGAGCAGAGACTCAAAGCGTTCAGTAGCTCTAAAGCGTTCTTTACAAGCACTCCCACAACCTCCGAGGGGAGAATCTGGCAGCGATATCTGCGAGGAGACCAGCGGAGGTATTACATTCCCTGCCCGTACTGCCGAGAGCATATCAAACTGGAGTGGCGACAAGTCACTTGGGAGAACGAGAAACTAGAAGACGGACGACCTGACTGGCAGCGCATTCGTACCACAGCGCACTACGTCTGCCAATTGTGTCAGGGAAAGATAAGCGACAGCCAGAAAGTCGCAGGGTTACGGCATGGCAAGTGGATCTCGGAGAATAAAGCCAGCCTTCCGAGCGTAAGGTCTTATCACCTCTCCTCTCTTTACTCCCCAGACCGCAAATGTACTTGGGGAAATCTTGCCGTCGCGTTTCTTGAAGCAAAATCCTCGATGATGGGATTGCAGGGATTCATCAACGGTATGCTTGCGGAACCGTGGGAAAATCAGGAGACCCAACAAGACCGAGTCGAGATCGTATCTGATGCGGGAATCCCTGAAGCTAGACGCTATCTAACCGCTGACGTACAAGCTGCGGCTCCTTTCTTGTGGTGGGTCTGCCGAGAATGGAGCAAAGGCAACTCTCGTCTCGTTGGAGCCGGTCACGCTGATGACTTTGCCGCACTCCGCAGGATACAGTTACAGTACAACGTCCACGACATGGATGTTGGCGTTGATTCCGGTTACAACACTCAAGCGGTGTACGATGCTTGCGCGGAGTTTTCGCAGAGCAGTGGAAGCCCGATAAACTATCCCTGCGGTCTGCGGTATCCGCCCGAGGGAGGTTTGCGAAAGCCAATGTTAATCGGCTGGTTGCCGATGAAAGGACGCGAGACCGGAGCTAGATTTACGTCTAAGACCGGCTCCATACATCCCTTTGGAATCACAACCTCAACCTCAATGCGGACTGACGCTGTACAACCGTTGTTGGTTTTCGATACCGAGCATATGCGTGAGGTGCTCCAGCGGCTTCGTAAGGGAAGCGAGACGCATCAATGGAGTGTTTGTAGCCTACCCGCTCCGCTAGACGCTGAAGGGGCTTTTGCGAGCGATTCCGATACCTACTGGAAGCATCTGGACAGCCATCTTCTTAAACCAACGGCTAACCGCTCCGGTAGGATTAAACACTTGTGGTTCAAGAGAAACACTCGCTGGCCGGACCATTTGCATGACTGTGAAATCATGCAACTTGCTATGGTTATGTTGTGGGGAGACCTAACTTCCAGTACCTCGGAAAATTCTAGTGGTTGACAAACTTGCGGCTCTGTTGATAGTCCGCGCAAGTGTTCACATACACAGTAGCAACTAAGCGGAGTTACTTGCGTACCACATACGCGAGCAAAGCCGCTTTGACATTGCTTGAGGCTTTAACGGCAAAGCTGACTGTTTCCGCTAACTCGATGGAGAGCGGGAATGTGGTCCGCAGTACTTCTAGCTCTGACGTTTCCGTTGAGTTCGCTGAACCCGGTAAGGGGACTGCTGCTCCAATCGAGATGCTGCAAATGTGGGAGTCTCTGCTAACCGATTACGATTACGCTGTAACGCTTCTCTCTGGTGATGGGATCGCTAGTCCCACCGATCTCCAGATTTACAACAAGATGCTGACCGCCGTTCTGGTTTCAACCACTCGGTATTATGCGGATTTCACGCAGTTTCGGCGTGAAGCCACAACCCGAATGAGCTAATGGGCTTACTTCAAAACATAGCGAACAGACTGTTTCCTCCTCCCGTTAACAAATACGAGGGAGCCGGAAACTCGCTGCGTCGTTCGTATCTCGATACCTCCTACACTTCCGCGCGGTTTGATGTTACCAGTTCGACTCGTCAAGCCATCGTTCGCAAGTCTCGCTTTTTTGAGCAAAACAACGCTGTACTGAATAGGCTTGGCGACTTGTTTGAGTCCTACACCGTTGGCTCCAGCTTCTCCGTTCAGCCAGCCTCCAGCGATTCCGCTTGGAATCTCAAAGCTAAGAAGTGGTTTGATGTCTGGAGCCGTTATCCCGATATCGGTTCTCGCCAGTCGTTCTCAACTCTGATGGGACAAGCCGCTCGCGGCTGGTTCTACGATGGTGAGTCGTTCTTGTTGTTGACCAAAGGAGAGACCGGCAAACCTCGGTTGCAGCTAATTGAGGCTCAATCCATTGCTACTCCAGTAGGGATGCAAGCAGATGAGACCGTGTTTGATGGCATCCGATTTGATCCTCGTACCGGACGAGCGATATCCTACTTTATTGGATCGGAAAAAACTCAGGGTAACCTGACTGATGTTCGCTCCATTCCCTCTGACTCGGTTGTCCATATCTACGAACCGAATCGTCCCGGTCAGCTTAGAGGTCTTCCGTTTGTCTCTGCGGTTATCAATGATCTCCACGATCTTGATGATCTGCAAAAGCTGGAGATGGAAGCTTGTAAGCTTGGTGCTTCTGTCGCTCAGATCGTTAAGACTGACGCTGGTGAAGTCCAAGCGAGCAACCTCCGCGCTGGTACTGCTGGAGCAAGTGTCAATACCGCTGAAAATTACTACGAACAGGTTTTTGGATCTGGCGTGAAGGTAATGAAAAACGGTGACAGTTTCGAGCAGTTCGCGACCGAGCGTCCCGGTGTCAATATGCGGGAGTACTGGCGACAACTGACTGAGAAAGTCTGTGCTGGCGTTGGTATCCCTTACGTTCTGGTTTACCCAGAGTCAATGCAGGGGACTGTTTATCGCGGTGCGCTAGATATGTCGTCTGTATGGTTCCGTTCTCGCCATCAAGTCATGGCATCAGCGGCGCGTCGTATTTACGAGTACGCGATGGAGTACGCGATCAAGAACGATCCTACGCTCAATGACGCTCCTAGCGATTGGTACGAAGTATCAATCACCGCTCCGCGCTCCCCGAATGTTGACGTTGGCCGTAATTCTGCGGCTCAATTGGCAGAACTAGAGGCTGGCGTTGTTACCTTTGACGAGGTTTACGGTGCGCGTGGTCTTGATTGGCGTTCTGCTTTAGAGTCTAAAGCCCAACAAGCTTTGTTTGTACGTCAACTTGCTGCGAAATACGGAGTCGATGTATCTGAGATTTCGGTGATTCAGAAAGAGCGTCCCGCAACTAGTGTTGCAACTGATATTGACATTGAAGACGATTCTTCTGAATCTCCGTCCCCAGTCGCTCCGTCAGAAGGTGGGTCGCAACCTGTTGTTGTAGAGCAGGAAGAGATTACCGCTACCGTCAAGAAGACTCGGAAACCAAAAGCCAAGAAAACCGAATGAGTTTTACCAAGAAGTCAGACTGGCTTTACTTCGCTCCGGCAAACGCTGCCGGTGATCCTGCTACCGTTCAAATCTTTGATCAGATTGGCGAAGACTGGTATGGTGGAAGCGGTCTATCTGCAAAGCAGTTTTCGGATGTACTCAACGAGATTGGCAATGGTCCGCTGCTTGTGGAGATCAACTCTCCCGGTGGTAATGTCTGGGACGGTCTCAGCATTTACAATCAATTGCGCGGTCGCAAAGCTCCGGTGACCACTCGCGTCGTGGGTATCGCTGCTTCTATCGCGTCAATCATTGCTCTTGCTGGTGATCGCGTCGAGATGGCTGATGCCGCTCTGATGATGATCCACGATCCGTCAGGGATGGCTTCTGGTACTTCCGAGGATATGCGGAAAATGGCTGAGGCTCTTGATCAACACGCCGAGGTGTTGGTCGGTGTCTATCACAAGAAGACTGGTCGCTCCGCTGAGTCTATCCGCGCTGCAATGAAAGCGGAAACTTGGTTTACTACCGCTGAAGCTCTTGCTTTTGGCTTGGTGGACAAACCCATCAAACAGCTTGCGATGGCCGCGAAATGGCATCCTCGCGCTGTCACAAAGACTGCTCCTGAGACGGTCAAAAACAACCTCCGTCGAGGTCTTGAGCAATACGAGGAAGGTCTTGCTGGCGACGGTCTTGAACCCGCTACAGTAGCTGACGCTAAGTCGCTGATTTCTGGCGAAGCTCCTACCGCAGATAAGGTTGATAAAGCCTACAATTGGTGGGCAAGTAATGGCCGATTTCTTGAGGCTAGACCCAACACTCCTGCGGATGTAGCGGCAAACCTCTGGGGAGGTGCTGCTGGACGCGATTGGTTCAACGCTCTGTATGCTCAGATTGAGCGTCAAGAAGAGCAAGAAGACGAATCCCTAGACGACAAGCTTTCTGCTAATAGCCAAACCGCTAACGGCAAAAATGGCGTGGACTCCACGCCGCAACCAACACAACAACCCGACACAAATATGTCCGATTCCACTACTGTGACGGCTGCGGCTGCTCCTGCCGCTTCCGTTGATCTCGCTACTATCATGGCAAAGCTTTCCGCTTTGGAGGCTTCCATTAAGTCGCCCACCGCCGCTCCTGCTCCTGATCCGGTTCGTCCCGTGATTCAGAACTTGGGTAACCCGCTATTGGAGAAGCACAAGAGCCTCCGCGCTGGTGCAGAGCGTCAGCGTTTCCTGATTGAGAACCACAGTGAGCTATTGCGCCAGAGCGCGATGATGGCTCCTCAGAACAACACGTTCACCGGCTCTTTGGTTGTTGATTATCTCGCGGATGCAATCATTACCGTTGCGACCGCGAAGTTGGCAATGATCTCTAGCTTTACGCGCAACGTTGGTTTGGACAATTTGCGTCCGCGAGCAATCGTGCGAGTCAAAAAGTTCACCGCTGGTGATGACGTTGTCCCCAACGCGACCAACTTTGAGGACAGCGCGGCCAACAATTCCACATTGGAGGCTACCTCGGTAACTGTTCAGCAGTTGACCAAAACCTTCACCGTGAATCAGCAGGAACTGAATCAGGGTTTTGCAATTAGCGACTTGGCTCAGGGTTCCGCTGAGATTTTTGCTCTTGGTATTAGCAAAAAGGTCACCGCTCAGATGACCACCGCGCTGTTTGGCACTCCTGTAGTTATTGGTACTGGTGCTGCTTTTGACAGTTCCGATCTTCCTGCAATCTTGGCTCTTGCAAAGAATTACCGAAATAAGCTCCTTCTGTTGGACGGCGGACACTTGGCTCGTTTGATGTTCTCCGGTCAGTTTACTGCTTCCGCTGGAACCAATCCGTTCCCTGATTCGCGTTATGGTCCGTTGAACAACGGCTACTTCGGATTTGCTAACATCTTGGAGCAAAACGATTGGACCGGTGCCTCTACTAATGCTGCTGGCTTTGTCTGCGGTCAGGACGCTATCGCCATTGCGAGCGGTTTGCCGGTTGGAATGATTGCTGGTGAGTTTGTGGAACAGCGTAGCGTTGACTTGAGCAACGGTCTTTCTGTGTTGCTGTCTGTCTGGTATTCCCGTGCCACTCGCGCTCACATGGCTTCCTACGATATCATGTTCGGCGCGGCTGCTGCGGATACTACGCAAGCCGAGGTTTTGACCACCTCTTAATCCTTAAGGATATGCGCATTGCAACAACCATAGCAGTGGACAAGACCGGCAAAACTAAATTGCTGGCTGGTCCCGAAATTGATGCGACTCTCCAACGCACTAATTTCAACACTGTTTCTGTTCCCGAAGGAGGCAAGCTCATCTTGTGGGTACAAGGAGCCTTAGCACCGAAGATTCGTAAGGGTTAACAAACCAAAACTGGGAGGGTTACCGGATACGCTGGTAACCCTCCCTTTAACCGAAACACAATTTTATGGCACTGCAAGCAGACATAGCAACCGAGTATAGTATGGGCCGTTATGGCTCTGAGCTAATCACAAGCACTTCGGCGCAAACTGGCAACTGGTCTGCTTTGATTCCTACGGAGCCGACTGTTTTTGCGTCGATAACCGGATTTCAGTTTGCCGGTAATTGGCCGTCTAAAACAATGCCTACCGGAATCACGATTCCCGGCGATATAACTGCATTTCAAATCTCGTCTGGTAGCGTTATTGCGGTCAAAGCCCGAACACCGTAATGATCTCAATCGGCATAGCGATCAACAGGACTCATGTCAGCACTGGTGCTGAACCTGAACCGCCGATCATGCGCCGAGATCTTCTCTGTGAGAGCGGAGAGTATCTAGTCCAAGAAGAAAACATTGGAGGTAACAAACTGGTCTATTCGTTTGGAACCTACGATTCGCTACTCACAGAAAGCGCAGACTTTTTAACACAAGAAGACTCAGGAAAATTCATTCTAACCGTTTACTGATATGGCAGACCTAAAAATCTCAGAACTAAATAACCTCACGGGGGCAGATCCGATTTTGGATATGCTGCCGATTGTCGATGTTTCGGCAACACCTCCAGCGAGTGGTAGCACAAAGCGCATCAGCATCAACAATCTGCTCTCATCCTCGCCGACTGCGAGTGGAGCATTGACTGTCACCGGACTCGTCACCGCTGGCTCCGCCACCATCACCGGCGCGGCTACGGTGGGAACGACACTGGGTGTGACGGGTGCATCTACTCTGGCTTCGGTAGGTGTGACTGGTGCAGCTACGGTTGGCACGACCCTTTTGGTTGGCACGAATGCAACTCTAACCAACGGCAACGTAATCCTAAGCACCTCCGGCAAAGGCATCGACTTCTCCGCGACTGCTGGAACCGGAACCTCCGAACTACTGAACGATTACGAGGAGGGGACGTGGACTCCTGTTGCTACAAATTTAACGGTGGTTGGAACTGTTACTTACACTGCTACATATACAAAAATTGGCCGTGTTGTTTATATTAACCTAAAAGTTCTTGCATCAACATCTTCATCATCAGTTGCAGGCTCGACTAATTTTAGCGGTTTACCATTTACACCCGCCGTCACTGCTCCAGCAACAGCAGTAAACGCTAACGCTGTCGTTCCTTTAGGTGATGGTATTATGGACGTCGATTCAAGATTGTATTCACCAACATGGACTTCGATTGCAAATGCAGTATTAAGTGGTTTCTATTACGTCTAATCATATGCTAACCGAACGCACCATTTTCTCGCTCTGCGAGGTTCTTCCTTCAACCGTCCTTCAGGTTCGACTAGCGGACCAGATCGTCGATGGAGAATCCGTGAAGGCTTCCACATTCCGCCGCTATTGCTTGCCTCCCGGCTCAGACCTTACGGGTCAACCCGAGCAGGTTGTCGCGATTGCAAACGCTGTCTGGACTCCTGCCGCGATTACCGCTTACAACGCCAACCTCAAACCCGCTATCCAATGATCGTACCAGTCAACATTGTCGCAGTGCAGTGCAATCAGAACAACTCGCTGTTTGTTACGACCGGAATCGATTACGACAGCGATGGTGCGGTTGTGGGTTCTGAGATTACCTCGCAATATACGCTGAATCCCGGTGACTCGCTGGAAGGTCAGCCGACCGAGGTGGTGAATATCGCCAACGCGCTGTGGACTCCGGCGGTTGTCGCGGCTTACAAAGCGGCGAATCCGGTGATTGAAGCCGTTCAGCCTACTGAGTAATGCAAACCGACACTAACAACAGCAGCGGAGTTGGAATCTCTCTAGCGACCGCTGCCGCTGCTGGTGCGGTCTCATTCCTTCCTCAGCTAACTCAGTGGTTCCAGCTTGGAGCCGCTGTTTTAGCGTTTGTCGCAGCATCAATCGGTCTGTATAAAACCTTCAAAAAATGAACTGGAAAACTACTCTTGCCGGTGTTGGCGCAATCCTTGTCGCTGTTGGTGGTGCGCTCAAAGCTCTGTTTGACGGTGACCCTACGACCAATTTGGATATTGCTGCGACCATTGCTGCTGTGACCATTGGCTTTGGGTTGATCGCTGCCAAAGACGCTGACAAAAAGACCGAGTGAATTTCATCGAACAGATCGTAACCGCTTTGCTGAAGTGGTTGACTGGTTTTGTTCAAACACCGCCCACCGTTGAAGATGCAAAACGAGATCCAGACCTCAAAAAGAAGTTGCTGGATCGTATTGCTGAGTCTGATCGCTAGTTGCGGTTGTGGTTCTCGCGTGGTTATGGTGCCTCACGGTGAGCCGGTAAGGCTTGCTGAGAGCGTTAAAGCTCGCGTATGGGTCAAAGGAGCGGACGGTGCTTCTGTTCGCTCTAGCAACCGGATAACGCTTCCCGAAGGTTGGTACGCATTGCCTAAAGATTGATATGTCACAACAAGTCATCAATGTCGGATCAACCGCAAACGACAACAACGGTGATACGTTGCGCGGCAGTTGGATCAAAGCGAACGACAACTTTACGGAGTTGTATGCTGCACTCCCGTTGGTTTCTCCAACAGCGTGGACTCCAGCTCTCACAGATTCCGGTGGTGGTCGCACGTTTGCGTTTACTACTAACACGGCTCGCCATACTTCTATTGGTTTTGTCAGCACGTTTACTGTTGATCTGACGATCAATTCCGTTACTGGAAGTGCTACCGGCAACCTTCGATTGACTCTTCCTGATCCGGTTTTGTACGAAGCAGCGTTTTCTGTCTGGCTTGATAACGGGACCAATCAAGCCAAGACCGCTGTGATCGCTAGAGCTATCAATGGCACTAGCTATTGCGAGCTTTCGCATTTTGAGAATGGAGACGCAACTAGTCTTGCTGGTCACCTACAAGCAACCTCCCGACTCATTGTCAGTGGCACTTACTTCACTTCGTGAATCTAATCGCAACCAGTCTCCAGTTGGGGATGTCTGTGCTACAAAGCGCGATGGGAAACCCGTCGTTTCTTTGGCAGGGAGTGCTGGTGCGCTGCCTACCCGCTGCAATCACTGATGCTAACTCGGTTATCTCCGGTGGGTTTCAGGACAACGTCCAAGCGCGAGTGCTGGTTAAGTTTTCCGACTGGCGACTAGCTGACTCAACATTGGTGACCGTTGACGCTGCGGTCTGGTCTTGTGACGTTGGCTCCACCGCTGACCGGCTCCTGCAAGAGAGTGGAAGCTTGCTATTGCAAGAGAACACTGACCGCTTGCTTCTGACTTTTGGGAAGATGATTCCGGTTGTGGGAAGACTCCTCACTTACGACGGTCGACAGATGCGGATTATGTCCGCAAAACGTGATGGATCTGGAGCTTATTACGCGCTTGAACTTGGCTCTAAAACCAAATGACTCCAACCGTAACAGTTGATACGTCGAGGTTTGATGCGGCTTGGAAGGAGTACCTCCCCAAGACCAAGCGTTCTCTTGCTGATGCCGTTAACGCTCGCACGTTTTTCTTGATGCTGCGGCTCTACTGCTTGTTGCCTCCAAAGTCTCCACAAGCGGCTCGTAACAAGATTCTCGATTACTTCAACAGACCAGTTGGAGCGGATCGCTTTGACAAGAAGACCGGCAAGAGAGTTGGTAAATCTCGACAGCTACGAGTGGTCCACTTGATCGCTCAAGCTAAAAACGCGAAGGCTGGAAAACCCGGTCTCTACGGTCAAGATATGCGTGACGCTGCGGGAAAGCTCCGCAGACGCGCTGCTGGTTCTGTTGGATACCTCAAGTCATGCGTGACTAAAGCCATAAAAAAGCTGTCACCATCATTCCAGCAATTTGGCGGAACTCGACGCGCAAAGAAGGGGTCTGCTGGTGTAAAGTCAGTGGCTGGAAACCAAGCGTTGATCAATCTCGCCAATCAATACGGTTTGCCGCAGGAGAATGTAGCGATGCATCGAGGATCTTCCGCCTACGCATTCAACGCTAAAGCCGGATTCAATCCATCCAGCCATGTCCGCATGAACATTGGACTGGCCGACAATCAGGTTGGAACCGTCGAAGGAATCTACTCCAAAGCCATGCAGCAAGCTTACAACGATGAAGCCCGTGAGCTTGAAAACCACATTGCCGCTGCTCTTCAAGCCGCTTTTGACGGGTCTGAATCCAAAGGAATTACAGTAACATGAACGCTGTAGCCCTACGCACTGAACGCGCTTTAGTTGACTGGCTGGCCGCTGAAGACTGGTCAGCGTCTCCTCTAGGGACTCCAACTTGTCTCACTAGCTACGGTCACGGTGCGTTTGCAGATCCAGATTTGGAGGATCAGATGCCGAGCTTTCCGCGCATTGTTGTCCGCGCATCGACTGCGGTTCCGGTGCATCCCCTAGACCGCACTTGCGAGGTAGACATAACCGCTACGCTCCAGTTGTCCGCAGACGATACCTCGGAGGCTCATCTGCTTGCGATTGTGCAAATCTTTGAGAATCTTCTCCAATACCTCTACGTTGACGGCAACATTACGGAGTTAGACGCACTCGACACTGATCCTTCTGGAGGTTTCAACGCGCAATTTGCGGTTCCCGTAGATTTCGGAATCAACGACATCAGCGAAAGAGCTAGAACTTTTTCGCGATCCATGACAATTTTCGCAGCAGCAAACACGATTTAACAACCCACCAAACATGGCACAATCTAAAGGTCTAGCCCTAGTCTACGGATCTAAGGGGACGATTCAGCTTTTTAATCAAACCGGAGTATCCCCCGGAACTGCTCTTAGCGGTGCAATCAGCACCATTGAAAGCTACGATGTAACGCATGAAGCGGACGTTGAGCAGATTAAGAATTCTGCCGGTGATGTTATCGCTCAAATTGCAGCCAATGAGCGTATTTCTCTTAGCGTTACGTTCATTCCTAGCAGCGCGACTAGTGCTGCAATTGCTTTGACTGGTGCGTCTTTGCCTAACGTGAATGGTTACGCTACCATTTCTGGTGCTGACGCTACAACTTACGGAGGCGTTTCTATTAATGGTAATTACGTTTATTCCGGCGGTGGAAGCGTCAAATTTACTTCTAGCGGCAAAGCTATGGTTACCGTCAATTTGACCAAGTACCCCTCTATGGCTGGTGATGCGACGGTTTACACTCTGTAATCGTGTCAGAACTTGCAAGAATACTCGCAGAGACCGGACCTCAAGCTCCAGTGGTGCTTGGGGTTCGACTTGTCCCCTACACTGTAGGACACGCGATATTGCTGCAAAGACTGCGGTCTCCTTACGTTTTAGGTGGAGAGATTACGTCCAATGATCTAGCGGAGGCTGTGCTTGTTTGCTCACAGCCTCCTCTGGAGTCCATTAGATCAATCAAATCCATCTGGAGGGATCTGTTCCTCTGGTTGTGGTCGAAGAGGATTCAGCGGATGAATCTCATGGTTGAGTCCGACAAATTCCAGTTGTGGCTTAAGGAGCAGTCAACCGCTCCCGAGGTTCTAATGGAAGCTGGAACTAAATCAAAGCGTCCCGCAATGCCGTGGACTGAGCGAGTGCTTGTCGGTTGTCTCAATATCGGAATTGGACCAGACGACGCTGTCAGGATGCCTCTTGGTGACGCAGAAAGGCTGATTCTAGCTCACGCAGAGATGATGGGGCAAGTTCAGTTGTGGGACGATCAAAGCGAAGCCATTTGGCAAAACCAACAAGATAACTGATATGGGTATTCTTTCAATGTTGGTGAAGCTTGGCATTGATTCCACTCAATTTGAGATGGGCGTTAAACGCGCTCAAAGCGTTGGTGAAAAGTTTGGTAACAGTTTTAAGAGTGCTGTCACCAGCAAGCTCGCTGGAGCGTTGTCTGTTGCTGCTGTTACAGCGTTTGCTAGTTCAGTGGCAAAAGCGGCTGATGACATAGGTGATTTATCAGAGCAACTGAACGTAAACACTGATAACATTCAACGACTTCAAATACTAGCTAGTGAAACTGGAGTTAGTTTTGAACAATTTGCATCCATTCTTGAGAAGACGGCAAAAGCTAGAATTGAAGCAACAAGCGGAGATGAGGCTCAAATTAAAAGAATGGCGGCTCTCGGTGTTTCTTTGTCTGATCTAAACAATATTCAAATTGAAAATTTTGATCTAAGCCAAAAACTTGTTGCTGCTTATAAAGAATCCGGTCAATCAGCAGAAACCACAACAGCTATAACTGAATTGTATGGTTTGAAGTTACGAAAAGCAGCAGCGGCTTTAGCTGAATATCAAATCACATCAAATAGGGATCTGTTTTCTTCTAACAACATTGAAGATTTATCAAAAAGCAACAACTTGCTTGATGAGCAATATCGTAGATTAAAAGCCATTAGCTCTCCGGCAATTGCTGCGGGACTTAAAGTTACCGCTGACGCTTTACAGAGTTTGGTTGATGGTTTGAATTCAGACGGGTTAAACAAGTATAATGCCGCTGTAACTGGACTGGCAAATCAAAAAGGAGGGTTTATGCAATCAGCCCGTGCTTTTAGTCAAAGCCCTTTAGCGGCAAAGTTTGCTAATCAGCAACCAGAAAAGACAGGAGAGAACCCTCCAGCTATAGGAACACCGCAATTTGAGAGAGTTAAAGGAGACCGATTCTCTCTTGGTGGTTCTCAAGATCCTCTTGCTCGCATTGGTGGATTCAGTGGATTTCAGGGCGCACAAGATAGAGTTATTAGACAAGCCATTGAACAAACTCTTCAATTAAAGATGATTGTGAAGAATACCGATAAGACGTCAAGAAACACAGAAGACTAATATGGCTACAATCAAAACTAGTGACATAGATCTTTCTGCTGTATCATTTGGATACATTGAAGTTTCCCGCGAATACAGCGGAGGTGATGGTACTGGTAGACAGATAATTTACACATATCGCGGAAGCAAAGACGCTTTGCGTAATGCTTCAGTTAACTGGGTTATTGCTGGAGGCAAATACCAAATTATTGAAAAGGGTCCGTACTCTGAAGCAACGGTTACTTTTT